TCCTGCACCAGCATTTGTTAGTAAAATTTTCTCAAGTCCAGTTACATTACCTTTTGTAGTAAGGAAACCAACAGCAGTTGCATTATCGCCAATCTGCCCCGTTGGTGAAGATGAGAATCCAATCTTCGGTACTGACGTATATCCAGAACCATCATCATTTAAGAAAATTTCCTGAATATATCCACTCGGAACAGATCCTGAAATTTGTGCAGTTGCTGTAGCAGTTCTACCCACACCAATCAGTTGAAGTTGAGTGATAAATCCAACATCTTCAATTTGAGTATCAATCGCTTCAATACTTGTATCAATGATTTCATCTTCATATTCAAAGAGTTCACACTTAAGTTGGTACACATAATTTTTGCCCAACTGATAGAAGGGATCTTCGTGCTCAACAAATTTTACTTCAAATAATCTTTGACCTAATGGAAAATATACAAGATCTCCTTCTCTGGGACGAGTTGGAGTTGGTAAAATAGAATCATCCGTTCCATCATCTTGCCCCGCCATAAATGGGGCAATAAAATCTTCAAATCTTTCTTTTGAGAGAGTTAGAATCAGTTCGTCACGAATACTGACTCCAAACTTTGTTAAAATATCACCAGCACCACCATATCCATCGAAGGTGTTTACATATGCTTCAATAGCAAAATTATCATCAAACTTTGAAGTTTGAACTTCTTCAATAATCGTTTTCTTATTAACGTATTTTCTTGGTATATAAGTTACCTCAACACCATGCATTGCTAGGTGCTCGTTTATCAGATCTTGGACTAATCTTTGTTCAGATGCAGTCCCTTGAAGAAAGAACGGATTTAGTGCCATTATCCAATAAAATCGAGGGGAGGAAGTTCATACTCTGAAGACATTCTTGCTTTAATGTCTGCCAGTTCTTGTTCTGCTTGTTGCAGAATACCATCACCATTCATTTCAAGTCCACCAGGAAGTTTTACTCCTCTAAACTTACTTAAATTTCTACCCCACTGACGTTTGATTAATGCTGTAAGATATGGTTTGATGAAACTATCATTATAAATTTGTGAGAATGATGCTGGATCTAGTGCTCTATAGCATTCTAGAATGATAAACTCTCCTGCAGTTTGAGATCCCCAGTCAATGTCCAAATACAATCTATCTTGTCTCTTATTAAATCTTACTTGCTTATCTGGGGTAAGTAAAAAATCAATATCCTCAAGATAAGTCTTAGTCATCGCATATTGCAACAACTCAACAGAGTTGAAGTAATACAAATCATTTAAAAACAGTTGATACTTAATACTGAACATTCCACCAGAAATGCTGCTAGTATCAAACTTAAATATTTTTTCAACTCCAATAACAGAGTCTGGAACTTGAATATAATTTGAATTTTCGTAAAAACTGAAAGTAGTTGCCGTACCAACTATTGTAGAAGTTCCTGTTGTTACAGTTACACCAACACCCGCTTTTGGATCTGTTGTATTTGATCCTGCAGATGAAGCAGCAGTTCCTCTATCAATATCATCTTGAGTTATCTCATACTTGAGATACATCTTTTCAACGCCATCAAAATGACGTTCATTGAAGTATTGAATCGCATCATCAACTAGATCGTCAATCTGATCATCATCCACGTTGATTTCCAACACTGGAGCACCAAGTTGACGCAAGCAATAATCGATTAGTCCTTGCCTAGTTGATGGTTTTGCCATATTAACCTTCTAATTGTGCCTTGAGGTCTGCATTTTCTTGAAGCAGAGCATCCATTTGTTCCTGAAAATCTTGAGACATAGTTGCTAACTTTGCCTCAAGAAGAACGTTTTGATTTGATACTGCAGCTAATTTAGAATTGTATATTTTAATGAGAACATTAACATCCACTTCACTTTGATTTTCCATTAATTACCTCAGAATGTACCCCCATCCATTGTTGAAGTCCAGTGGGGCTTATTAGTATATATTACAGAAACTGCACTAGGAACTGAAGCAAGATTAGCAACAGATCCTGCAGAACCTTCTTTTCTCAAGTTATTAGAAGTATTAAATGTTCCCTCAACACCAATCAAATTAACAGTGCTGCTATTGGTAACACCAGATTCAACAACACCATATGCACCAGTGCTATCTTGTCTGATAATGTCACCAGTTGCTGCAGTTATATTTGCACCAAGAGTTAAAGTATTCTTAGTAATAGCAGTTAGAATCTGCTTAGAGGTGATTACTGGAGATGCAACAGCATTAGTTGATCTTTGAAGACCAGTGTCATCGAAGAATACAACACCACCAGTGGCAAAATCACCAGATTGATAGTAGATACCTTTGATATCCAGGAAACCTTTAGTTCCTGTTACCAAACTATTTGAAATAGTTGCATCAGGGACATAGGTCCATCTTCTGCTATCATTAGCGTGAGTGCCGTGGTTGTCTGCATCAGCAGCACTATCTGCAATAGAACTATCATCAAAACCAAAGAAACCATCTTTGTTATTTGCAGTTCCACTACTTGTGTTGTAGGAGAAAGAAATACCTCTATCAGTGTTACTATCATATGCGTGGGTGATAGTAACCTGTGAAGTTGTAGTTATACCAGCAGTTGAGTTTGCTGACATTGTAACAACTTTAGTTCCTGTATTGTATGCAGTAACTGAAGTATTACTTGGAATGCTTCCGTGAGCAATGATGTCACCAGTGTTGATACCAACAACAGAATCTAAAGTAATTACATTAGTTCCGCTGGTATGCTCTGCCATCACCGTTCTGGTGCTGGTTACATCGCCCAGGTGGAAAATTGCATCATTTAATGTTGATGTTGTTGAGTTGACAGTTGTTGTAGTACCATCAACTTGCAAGTCACCTTTGATGATGACCTTACCTTCGTTGCTTAATCCATCGGGATATGGATCAATATAAAGTTCGTTACCACCACCTGCTCTAGTTGCAATAACATTCGATGAAATACCGATGTTACCAACTTCTAAACCATTGTTGATGTTTACTTGGGTTTGATATGTCCAAGCAGCACCTGTTACTTGAATGGCATTAGTGCCATTCTCATCATATTCAATCTTTGCGTCTTTATCATCACCGAATGAAAGGAAAGTGTCATCTGGAATGACAACTTCTCCAGATCCGTGTGGATCAAGAATAATATCTCCATCAGTATCGGTAGATGAGATAGTATTTGTATCTATCCTTAGGTTGTCAACGTTCCATTGATCAACCTTAAGTGATTCGGCACCACCCAAACCAGAGTTTGTTGCTGGTGCCATAATGGCAACAACACCTCTATCAGTATTTCTTGAGTTATGGGACGCTGCTGGAATATTTCCAGGAGTGTGTTCCATCATTGAGGTATAGTAGTAACCACCAATTGGATTGGCGTTAGTACCATCATCTCCAAGGAAAACTCTGTCCTTATATTGATTCGTTCCTCCGTAACTACCAATACCAGTTACGTAACCGAATTCACCCCATTGTAAACTGGCTGGTTTGCTAGTACCTGAGGATCTTTTAATCCTAATAATACTTGCCATGTCAGAAATTTCCTCCGTTGATGTCTAAATTCTGCGTTGCGCCTGGCGTCAGGGTAAGAGTTGCTTCCCATTTTCTGATGCTACTGTTGTAAACAAGCACCATACCATTTTGCAAGTTAGAAGCACTAACATCACTGAGTTCTGCCAAAGAGAGACCCTGAGCACCTGCAAGAGAAGATATAACTTTTACTGCTGGTTGTTGACCTACTCTGACTTTAATTTCAGCCATTTATGATATACAGATCAGGATGTAGAAATATTTATATTCCTTGAAGTCCCAATCTACCTACTACCTCTTGTTGCTTAAGATAAAGTTTTGCGTAGGATTTTGCAATATCCTTCAACATATCCCTGTCATCACAAGAATCAATCTCATTTGCAAGTTTTGTATATTCAAAACTTTTAGAAAGATTCTCTAGTGTAATTTCATTTGGATCCATTTGTAAGCTCCCTTAGTAGAGTTTTGATTTCTTCAATATCCTTCTTAAGTGTATCAA